CTTTTATTGCTTCCAGAACATTGAAACGGATCGCGTCGGCTAGTTCTTCAAACGCCGGAGCTAGTGCCCCGACCACGCTATCACGGACGCCACGTGCCAGCGAGCCTAAGCGCAGGAACGCATAATTCGCCCTCTCGACGCCTCTGACGGTCACTGACGACAAGGCAATGCCGAGATCATCAACCTCGGCCAGCGTGGCCTGTAGCGCGTCCCTGCCGCCTTCTAGGGTATTTATGAACGCCACGCCTTCGCTATCGAACAGCTTGAAGGCCAAACGAACGCGATCACCGCTATCCTCGACTTGATCGAAAGCCGCCGACAGTTCCAGCATCTGCTTTTCGAGCGGCAGTTTTCCCAATTCTCTGGCGTTTAGCCCTAGCTCGATCAGCGCGTTCTTTGCTTCGCCGGTATCGACAGCGGCTTCAGACAGGCGGCGCGTGAAGCGCTGGATCGCCATATCGGTCGTGCGCGTCGAAACACCCGCTAACTCGGCGGCAAATCGGAGTTTCTGCAATTCTTGGCTAGTGACGCCTAGCTTGCTGGCTGTTTTGCCAAGCGCGTCGATGCTGTCCAGAGAGGATTTGACAAGCAGGCCCAAGCCAGCGGCACCGACCACGCCCACAATCGCTGTCTTAAAGCTAAATAACGCCTTCTGGACCTTGCCGAGCGACACCGCGATGCCGCGAAATGCTGCTTTTGTTCTGTCGATGGCCGTGATTTGGATTTTAAGATTTTGATTTGCCATCTTCCACAACCTTAAAATATGCGAACCATTCGTTGATCTCGGAGAGCGTCAATTCCTCGATCTCGGCCTGCGTCTTGTGTAAACGATCCGCCAACGCCATTACATTATAGCGCAACGGATCGCTTTTTAGTTTTTTTCCGCTACCTCGATGCCATCAACATCAGCGAACATTTCGGCAGCGATTGACGAAATCACGGGCAGCGGTTCGTCCATCAGATGCGTCTTGTCGGCAACGGTAAAAAGCCGGTTGCCATCCGCGTCACCAGCTTTGAGAACGATTAGATCGACCATGCCGTCAATCGTCATATCGTTCAGAAAATTTTTGTGCTTCTTCTGAATTTTATGCAGATCGCCAGCCGTGACCGGATAAACGTAAATCTGCAAAGGCGCGCCATCCTCGCCCCATTCTGGAACATTGATGACGCGCGCTTGCTTCTGCCGCCTTTCAGCGATCTTCTTACCAAGCGACATTAGGAGACTGTGCCCTCAGTCAGACCGCCAGTGATTTGCATGGTATATGTTGCCTCGACCATGCCATCAGCGGCAGCGCTGACATCTTTGCCGGTAATCAGTGCAGTGCCAGACAGTTTGTGATCGCCGGACGTGTTGCCTTCCATCTGGAAATTAACAGTAACAGAAGCGCCGACGTCAAAGGTCGCCTGACCATTTGTGTCTGTGTCATCGAAATAACATTCGACGGTCGCGGTCGCGTCTTTGAAGCTGGCGACATAGGTCTTCGCCGCATCGCCCATCGTGGTGTCTTCGATTACATCCGCAGTCTCATTAACTGTGAAGCTGCGGATTTCAGCGACGGCGTTGGAACCGCTCAACACCGTGCCTTCATTGCCTTTGAAAGTTGCCATTGTTTTATCTCCTAAGCGGCAGTTTCAACATCTCTTTCGGCTGTGCGATATTGCACAGTCACGGTGAAGCGCCCCACGGCCACCGGCTGTTCACCGTCACCCGCGAAATCTGCTTCAAACGCTGTCACCTGTAAATCTTTGGACAGGCCCCCCAGCGTTACATCCGCCGCTAAAGCCTCTTCGACTTGGACGGCGATTGTGTCGAGCGTGTTATCATAGTTGGCTGTTGCCGAAACATATGCTTCCACGGTCACCTCTAAAACGCGATTGATTGATCGCGATATCGTTAACGTATCAAATTCGACCGCTTCTGATCGCGTAAAAATACACAACCCCGGCAGTTTGCCGCTCTCTAGCGGATAGATGCGGGACCGAAAGACATTCGATCCGGTAGTCGTTAGCCCCGTCAGCGCCGTCACGATTGCGGCTCTAATTTGTTGCCGGACATGGGCCATTAATCTTTTTCCAGTACCAGTGTCGTCATGCCAGTGCCGTCATCTTGCACGATGCGGATAGTGTAGTTCACCGAGCTAATGACGATTGCCTCACCTTCAGAGGCCGTCGAAACGTCAGCAGTGCGACAGACAAACCGTGGTTGCTGCAAAGCGATCCCCACTCCCCCGCCAGCATCGACCTCGACGAAATCGTTGTCGAAAATGCCATTCACAGTTGCGGCTGATCCACCGCTTGGCGTGTAGGTTGCAGCGCTGCCGAAATCATCGACATCGAGGAAGATTGCCCTATCTGCTGCACTCTCGACCGCCATCTATTTCGCCTTTTTCTTAGCTCCGCGCTTCAGCAATGGTGCAGCGCTTTTCGTGGTCAGACCGACGGCGCGATCCTTTTTATCGGCCGCGTCATCACCGTCCGGCTGCGCTTTGCCCATATTGATTAGTTGCAGGCCGATCTTTTCAGTCACCTCAACCACCGAACCCGCCTCATATGGCGTTCCTTGGATCAAAACGTCTCTAGTGCATTTGATAATCATGTTTCCACCTCATGGATGCCGAGGCGACCGAAGCCGCCCCGGCTGGGAGATTAGGTTACGATATCGAGGCAAGCCGCGAACGACTGTGCATGACGAACCGCCACATCGACTTCCTGAATGACGCGGATGCGAACCGCACCGGACGAACCGCCAGTGTAAGGATCGATCAGGACATCAGGCGTCGAGAAGAAGCCGATCATAAGCTGGCTGAAATCGCCGTAGATCATCGCCGACAGAGCGCTTCCGGACCCTTTGGTCAGGTCTGAAGGCACATTGTTCGTGACAGCCAAATTATAGCCATAGAGGCTATTCCAAGGCGCATCGAGAAGCATGACGCTGTCGGTCGAAGCGACCTTCGATGTGGATGCCAGATGCGACTTCACCTTCGGGTTGGTCAGATATGCGAGAGTGTTCGCATTGATCGCGGCGTTGTCCACCTCGACCTCTTTGACCAGATCAGTGACCTTCGCCCATGTCATCGCGCCACCGTTGGTTCCGATAGCTACGCTACCGATGCCGCTGGTGCCGGTGATGCCGGTCGGCTCATTCGATGCGCCGCCCTCGATGGCAACATCCTCGATCTTCTGTGCAATGCTGTTCAGAAGGTCATCGCGAACGATTTGCTCGACCGACGGATCAGACTGGATCATCAGAAGACGAGAAACGTCGGTGAATGCGCCCAGCGACTTCGGTGACATGGTCACTTGTGCGAAGGTAGCATTGACCTCGGACGTTGCGCCGTTCTCTGCCACGAACCCGGCAGCTACACCAGTCGCCAGCTTCGGAATGGCAACATCGCCTTTCAGGCCCGACATGAAGCGGGTGCCCAGATCGTTCATGACCAGACGAGCGCGGAGAGCGTCCACGAACTCGTTACCCATGTGATCGGTTGGCTTCAGGAAACCACCGGCAGAGTTAGTGCCGACGGTCAGGTCACGCTTGCCGCTCCAGAAGCTATCCGGCGCATAGAAACCGCGAGCCGCACGGCCTACACGGCTGGCGATCTCGTCGTTAATCTCACGCTCCAGACCGTTCAGGCCCGAACCATTCACGACGCCGCGGACGGCCTTCATGAACGAATACTCGCGCTCTTCCTTTGCAGTCATCTCGACAGCACCGGCATTTTGCTCCAGCGGCTTGCCTTCACCGATTGCTTCCAGAAGAACACCACGGAATTGATCGACAGACAGGCCATCTTTGATCGCCTTGTCCGCAAGATCGCGGCGGTTGTGCTTTACTGCGAGCGATGTAATTTCGCCGACAGTCTTTTGAAACTCGCGCTTTGCTGCCTCGGCTGCTTCCGCGCGGATTTCGTCGTGATTCACTTCGGTCATCTCGACCTCCTTTTTCACCACGGGTTGGATAGTAGCACTGCGGTTCACACCGACAGAAGCGTCGGCAGGAACGGACACAATGCTTGCCTCATACGGAACCCACGCGGAGACCGAAACCGTCCCGTCCCGGTCGTTCTTTGGTTCCATTTCGCGTATTTGGTAACCGATGCTGACATTGCTTCGGATACCATCTTTGACGTCGTCATAAATCTCTCTAGCCAGCGCACCCTTTCCAAAGCGCACCACCGCCCGTAACCGTCGAGCGGATTGATCTAGATAGGTCCTTTCGACCACGCCAATCTGTTTCGTCATATCGTGATCCAGCAACAGCGGAGCATGGCCGCTGTTCATACGGCCAAGATCGACCGCATCGTCACTATGACGCAAAACCTCCATGCCGAACGAACGCTCGACAGGCTCTTCCGACGATAGGGACATCCGCACGCGGCGGTCGTCCTCGTCCATCATTTCTGCCTCTGTCGCGCGGAATGTCAGCAACGAACGATCAAAGCGAGAATAGTCATCCTCGTCTTCTTTGTCGCCTGCGGTCATAGCGACCGGTTCGTCCATATCCGCCTTTCCAAACGTGATGACATAGGCGTCATCAGTTTCTTCGACTTTTTGAATGTGTCTATCCATCGCAAGACCCCTCTCGTCGTCAGATTGTACATCAGTTTTCAATGGGTGACCATCCGGCAGCAAATCAGTGTCGTGTTTACCGCTGCGGAAACGACCATTCCTGACCGCGTATAAAAAGCTATTGATCCGCGCAAATGCCCATTGCTCCGGGCTGGTCACGGTCGGGCGCACGCTTTGCGGGTTTGTTTTGTAAGCGCCAATGCCGCGCCGGAATACTGCCGACAGCATCCGCACTGTGACGCGCTTGGAAGGCGTGTCGCCGTGTTCCTCGTTATGTTCTTCGACCTTGTTTTTGATGCCTACGGCTGCGCTGTCTGTAATCGGTTCGACGCGCTCTTCACCATCAATGCGGTCTAGGCTGGCGGCTTTACCACGCGCCCATGATTGGCCGGGATCACCGCCCCATGCCGCCCATGCCACGCGGCCGGGTGACGGATAACCATCCTCACCGGGACTAAAACCCTCGGCCTCTTTATCGACCTCATGACGGCTGAAAAAGCTGTGCATACGGCGCACGGTCTCTGGTGATAGTTCCTGCCGGTTCACAAGCTGACGAGCGCGTGCGACAGCGACATCAGTGCCGCCTTGTTCGCCTTCAGCGCGCCAATCGAAGAAGCGCTGCGCCTCTTCGGCCATTGCCTCGGTCGGCGTCAGGTCGAT